ACAACTCTTCATCTGGAACTGCCAATGCTCCGCAGGCATCATTTAATATAGTGGGGAGCTCTACTACAAACCAGTTAGCGGCGACTATCGCAGCTCAACAGCAGCAACCAGTAAAAGCATATGTTGTTGGAACTGATATGACTACTCAACAAGCGCTTGACAGGAATATAACAAATAATGCAACCTTTTTGTAAAAATATAACAAAATAAAAAATCATGTCTTAAATATATGGAAAACCTAGACCTATACAAAGTGGTATATAACCCACAACAAAGCGATGGTGTATATGCTATCTCACTAGTAGAAGACCCGGCTATGGAGGAATTCTTTGTTGCTCTATCAAAAGAACAAGAAGAGGTAAAGCTAGCAGTCGAAGGGGAAAAAAGGCTCATCACTGGGCCAGTACTTATTCCGAACAAAAAGATTTTAAGGTTCAACAAGCAGACAAATGAGGAGTTCAACCTTGTGTTCGGCGAAAATGAAATCAGGATGTTCAGCCAAGATTTTATGAAAAATGACTATCAGCATAATTCCACAGTAGGCCACGACGAAAACGCTGCTATACAGGATTTAACTTTTGTTGAATCTTGGATTATAGAAGATGGCAAAAATGACAAAGCAAACGCATTGGGGTTTAAAGACCTTCCAGCAGGAACCTGGATGGCAAGCGCCTATGTAGAAAATAACGACACTTGGGATTTAATAAAATCCAAGAAAGTCAAAGGCTTTTCTATTGATAGTATATTAAGCACTAGAAAAATAGAAATGAATATCACAAAAAAAAATAAAGAACAAATGAATCTATTAAAAGAGCTAAGCAGGATTGTAGGTAAGCTTACAGCCGACGTAAATCTTGGAAGCGTTGAAATTCCAGAGGGGACTTTATTCTCAGAAACATATTCTGTTGGAGAAACATTAACCCTAGACAAAAATGACGGCAATGGACCTATGTCATATGCGAACGCAGAAATAGTGGTTGAAGGCAAAGTCGTAAAAACTGACGATATGGGAGTTATCATCTCTGCTGAACCAGTAGCGGAAGCACCAGTAGAAGCAGAAGCAACAGAAGAAATATTAGCAGAAGAAACTGTAGCAGAAACTCCAGTAAATGCCTCGGCTATCGAAGAAGAGATTGCATCAGAGGCTGTTGAATCTATTATGGAAAACATTATAGAGTCAGTAGAAGAAGGCATGCCTGCAGAGTCTATCGACTACAACGCGCTTATCGAAAATATTACAAAACAACTACAAGATGTCTTAAATCAGAATGTCGCTCTACAAGCACAAGTAGAAGAGCTAAGCAAACAACCTGCTGCTGTAAAGCTTGGAGCAAACGAGACTAAGACAAACTCAAAAGAAACCACTATGGAGAGACTTTCTAGAATAGTGGCCGAAAACAAAAACAAAAAATAATTTAAAAAACATGGCTACAACATTAAATGTAACTACGAATTACGCTGGTACACTTGCTGGCGAGATTTTTGTGGCGGCTTTCAAGAAAGCAGACACTATTAACAAAGGGCTTATCACTGTTATTCCAAACGTGATTGGTTCAGGTTTTCTTCCAAAAATCGCTTACACTGGCGATATATCTGCTTATGCTTGTGGATGGGACCCAACTGGAACAGTAGCATATACTGAAAAAGAGGTTATTGTAAAAAAATACCAAATCCAACACGAACTTTGTAAAGACAAGTTCTACGCAACTTTCCAAGCACAAGTTCAAGGATTGTTCGCAGCAAACAACGATATTCCTGCTGACTTCCAAACAGCTATTCTTGGAGCTATCGTAGACAACATGGCGGCAAAAGTAGATTACCAAATCTGGAACGGAAATGGAACTACAAACCAATTCGACGGTCTTTTAAGACAGTTCGCTACTGCTTCTTCTGGAGTTGTCTTATTGACTGCTTCTGCTTCTTTATCAAAAGCGAACATCTATGCTGAGCTTGATAGAGTATATGCAAGTGTTCTTCCTGAAATCGAAGGAGAATCTGACCTTGTATGGGTTGTTTCAAACGACGTAGCAAGATATGCTTCACAAGCGCTTTCTGGACAAGGATTCAACACTGGGGCTGACAAACTAGAACCAGCATATGCAGGATGGCCACTACAAAGCGTAGCATCTCTACCTGCTAAGACTATCTTGGTATATAGAGTTAGAAACATTGGTTTCTTAACAGGCTTGCAATCAGATACGAATGAAGTTCTTCTTTCTGATGACCAAGACAGATTAGATGGTAACATCAGAACAAAAGTAGTTTTCACTGGTGGAGTAGGATATACTTACGGACCAGAAATCGTAGCTTACTTAGCATAATAAAAAATAATGCGCCTGGCGAAAGTTAGGCGCTTTATATAAAAATAAATAAATAAAACATGGCATGTGATATTACAAAAGGAATGCTCGAGCTTGAATGCAAGAACGCAGTGTCCGGATACAGGGCTGTATATTTAGCAAACTACGAAAACTACGGAATGACTGCGTCTTCAACAGATGCTGGACATATTATTAGCGGATTAGGAAGCTTATCGGTCGTATATAAATATGAGCTTAAAAACTCAGGGAATACTTTAGCTCAGACTAGCGCCTCTTCAAGAGACAACGGAACGACTCTGTATACTCAAACTCTTACTTTTATCTTGACGAAAATCGACAAGCTTAAAGAATACCAAGTGAAAATGATGATATATGGGCGGCCTTTGGTCTTTGTAGAACTTAACACTGGACAAGTAGTTCTTTTAGGAAAAAACCACGGTTGCGAGGTTAGCTCGGCGAACGGAGTAGGTGGAACATTAGACTCATTAAACGGATACACTCTGACTGCGGTTGGAACTGAACCAGAGCCTATCTACTACTTAGAGCCTGCGGCAGTAACTGCATTAAACGCATTGGTTTCTCCGGCGACTATTTAATCTCTATATAGCTCCTGGCGGAGCAACAGATGAAACCCCTATCTACTTTTTTTAGATGGGGGTTTCTTATTTAAAACGCCACGCTAGGGCTGGCTACTGCTCAAAAGCGAGGGACAATATAATGATATAGTATATATTATATACACATACGCACTCGTAGCGTGAGCCCTAGCTCTTCGCGTTTTGATATATTAAAAACAAAAACATAAACTTCTGTCTTAAAATAAATAAACAAAAGCAATGAAAATTATCAATGTAGATGATATAGGCTTTCTATCTTTCACAGTCGACACAACGATTATATCGGTAGACAACACGCACATCACAGTCGATATGACTACTGGTGGAACAAGCTCGCTTTTTATGGAAATAATCCCATCTGAATATCCAGCAGAGGCTTATATGGACTTCTGGAATGAGCTTACTCAGGTAACCACTCGGACATCAACACCAACAACCATATTCAACGGTAAAATGAGAATATATTATAGCAACTTCGGGTTTAATGACGGAGAAAACTACGAGGTTACGGTCAGAAAGACAGATGAAACTATTATATATAGAACAAAGGCATATGTAACTACAAGCAATGACTTACAAAACTACAGATTGCTTACAATGACGAACAGCGTTATACAAATATAAACAAATAAAATGAAAAAAATACAAGCATTTGAACTAAACAACTATGTTAGGCCAGACGAAAGAATAGTCCTTACAAACACCGGGAAATATTTAACACATGGTCAAAACAACTCCTACTATCAGTATGTAGAAGAAAGATATATCGGTTCTCCGACAAACAACGCAGTTATCGATGCTTATTGCTCGTATATCTATGGAGAAGGGTTACAAGCCAATATAGACATAAACAGCATTATATCAAAAAACGATGTTAGGCTCGCAATAAAAGACTTAAAGATGCATGGGCAATATACTTTGCAGGTTGTTTATACAAAAGATAGAAAAAACATAGCAAAACTATACCATATTCCAGTAAAGCAAATAGCAGTAGATAGACCATTAGACATCACAGACCCCATAGAAAACTTCTGGTACAGTTTTGATTGGAGATACCAAACAAAATACAGACCTGCCCTTGTTCCTGCTTTCGGAACCACATCTGGCAAAGAAACTGAGATTGCTTTTGTAAGAACCCCTTCTTGTGAGCCTATATATTCACTACCAGACTATCAGTCAGCACTACAATATTGCGACCTAGAAGAAGAGTTATCAAACTTCTACAATTGCCACGTAAAGAACAAGTTTTCAGCCGGAACGATAGTAAATATAAACCAAGGCTTTGATACACCAGAAGAACAAGAAGAAGCTGAAAGAAGCATATTAGCCAAAACTACTGGCACAACAAATGCAGGAACGGTCATTATATCAGTAAATGATAATAAAGAAAATGCGACAACAGTGGAGCAGATTGTGATAGCAGACGCATATAACCAATACGAATGGCTATCCACTGAGGCGAGAGACAAGATTTTAATGGCGCATAAAGTTGTAAATCCTATTCTATTTGGGATAAAAGATGGAGGCGGATTAGGAAACAACGCAGACGAAATGACAGTTGCCTTAAAGACCTTATACAGAAGCCAAATCAAGCCTTTTAGGGAGATATTTATTGATGGACTAGAAAATATACTCGCCTATGGTGGAACTACCCCAGAACTATACTTTAAGGATTTCGAGGAACTCGTTGTTAAAGAAGAACCGGTCGTGCCAGTGGTCGAGCCAGTAGTGGCACCAGTAGCAATGTCAAAAGAAGAGTTCGACGAACTCGTTGGCGAGGTAGAACTAAAAAAATGGCGTTCAACACCGGAAAGTTCTAATGTAAAGAAGATACTATACGAAGATGAAACAAGAGATATGACGATACAATTTAACTCAGGCGATATATACACATACTATGACATAAACTTTTCTTTATTTCAGGCAATACTAAACGGCGCAGGAATATGCCGAACACAAGGCGCGAATAGGTGGGGTTCTTGGTTCGTAGGAAAAACACCAAGCGTTGGAGCGGCCGTCAGCCAACTTTTAGACGGCGTTAGATACTCACGAGGGGGTTCATTAAAATAAATAAAAAACTATGGCTATTATACTATTACAAACGAACGACATCACAAAAAACACAATCATTGGTGGGAATGTCGATATAGACAGATTATTGCCGGCTGTAAAAGCATGTCAGGAGACAATGATTAGAAAGCTGCTTGGCATACCTCTATATACTAAGATGACCAACGACTACTTAGCTGGAAATGGTTCAGCAGGCTTCACTGGTCTCTATCTAGAGCTATACAACGACTATATTAAGCCAATGCTTATTCATGGCTCAGCTGATATATTCTTGCGTTCTGGGGCTTACCTTGTGTCAAACAACGGCATCACAAAATCAAAAACACCAGATGCGGATTCTATATCAAAAGAAGAGGTCGACTTTTTAGCACAGGCATCACGTGGGCTTTATAGAGACTACGAAAGAGATTATAGAGAATGGATTAGAGTAAATGGCCCTTCTATACCAGAATATAGCATGACAATAAAAACCAGCGACCGCATAGTA